CAGTAAAAGAAAAAGTAACTGTAACAGCAGTAGCGTCTACTGGAACAATTAATTATGATTTTTTAACTCAAGCTGTTCTTTATCATACAACAGTGGCAACAGGTCAATTTACAATAAATTTAAGGGGTAGTTCTTCTACAACTCTTAATAATATGTTGTCTGTTGGTGAGTCAGTAACAGGTGCTTTTTTAAATACTAACACTACTTTTTACGTTTCAACAATAACTATTGATGGTTCATCAACAAACGTTACGCTTGAATATCAGGGTGGTTCTGCCCCAGCATCAGGTAATGCAGGAATAGATGTTTATTCATTTACTGCAATTAAAACAGCAACAACCCCAGCATATACAATTTTAGCGTCGCAAACTCAATTTAATTAAGGAGATTTTGTAATGCCTTTAAACTCAACACGTGGAGCTGGTTCTTCAAGAGGATTTGGATTTGGAGCTGGAGCAGCTGGCTTTTCTATAGATTACTTAGTAGTTGCCGGAGGAGGTGGAGGTGGTAACAATTATGCCTCTGGAGGCGGAGCTGGAGGACTTAGAACTTCTTTTGGTGGAGGTACATTAGATTCAGGATCTCCATTGAAAATGAAAGAAGGAAGTTATACAATTACAGTTGGAGCGTCTGTTGGTGCTGCCACTGAAGGAAATGATTCTTCTATATCTGGTGGAGCTGGATTTACAACTTTTTCAGCGACGGGAGGAGGAAGAGGTGCTGGTATACCAGCTAATTCTACTGCAGGAGGCTCTGGTGGTGGAGGACCAGGAGTAAGTAGTGGAAATGAAGGAGGTTATACACCAGAAGAAGGACAAGATGGAGGAGGTGGGGTACCTCGAGGTGGTGGTGGTGGAGCCAGCGCAGATGGAGGTAATAATCCTGGTGGAACAGGGGGAAGTGGTTATACAGTAGATATTTCAGGATCAAGCACAACATATGCAGGTGGTGGTGGCGGAGGAGGATACATTCATTCAAACCCACCAGGACCTGGCGGATCAGGTGGAGGAGGATCTGGTGGAGCAGTTCAAGGTTCAACTGGTGGACCAGGAACTAATGGATTAGGCGGAGGTGGTGGTGGAGCCGGTGCAGATGGTGGCGGTGGAGGTAGTGGAGGATCTGGAATTATAATTTTTAGAGCACCTTCTGCAAGAACTTTTACAGCGTCTCCAGGTACAAATACAACCAGTACAGCACCAAATGGAGATAAAATTGCAACTTTTACAGTATCGGGAACTTTAACATTAGCATAAATTATGGGACAAGCACAATTTGCACAAATAGATGAAAACAACAAAGTATTAAATGTTGCTGCTATAGATGACGGTATACCAGCAGATGGTGGTACATTAGCGGAACATCCATGTTCTATAGATGGAGAAATTTATTGTCAAAATTTATTTGGTGGTGGTATTTGGAAACAAAGTTTTTTGAATGGAGAATATAGAAAACAACCTGCTCAAAAATTTGGAAGTTATGATTTTGTAAAAGATATTTTTATAAATGAAAAACCTTTTAATAGTTGGGTATTGAATGCTAATAGTGATTGGGTTGCTCCCGTGACATATCCAAGTGTTACGGTGTGGGATTCACAAGATGTTTATCCAATTGTTTGGAATGAAGTTAATCTTAGATGGCAAGGATATACAAGAGAAGAAAAAATTCCTCTTATATGGAATAGTTCAACATTGTCTTGGCAATTAGCATAAAAATTACACTTCCATTGACTTTAAAGTAAATAAAAGATAATAATCTTTTATTATGAAATTAGAATATACATATTGGTTTTTTAAAAAAGCTTTAAGTAAAAATTTTTGTAATGAAATTATTAGATTTGCAAAAAAACAAAAACCTAAACTTGGAAAAACTTTTTCAACAATTGAAAATAAAAAAAATAAAAAAACAAATAACGATTTAAAAAAGTTTAGAAACTCAAATGTTGTTTGGTTAAATGAACCTTGGATACATAATGAAATTACTCCTTATTTAAAAAACGCAAATATAAATTCAAATTGGAATTTTGAAATTGATTCAGCTGAAAGTTGCCAATTTACTATTTATAATAAAAATCAATATTATCATTGGCATCAAGATTCATTACCAAAACCTTACGATACTCCTACTAATATAAATCTTCATGGAAAAATAAGAAAAATATCTCTTACATGTTCTTTATCTGATCCAAATGATTACAAAGGAGGAGAACTAGAATTTTTACAATTTGAAGAAATTAATTGTGAAAAAAATAAAATTCATAAATGTAAAGAAATTTCAGAACAAGGTTCCTTAGTTTTTTTTCCTTCTTTTATACATCATCGTGTAACTCCTGTAACGAAAGGAACCAGATACTCTTTAGTAATCTGGTTTTTAGGGAAACCATTTAAATGAAAAATTATTTTTTTTTATCAGGAATTGCTAGAGGAGGTAATACTTTATTAGGAAGTTTACTAAATCAAAATAAAGATATTGATCTAACTGCCAATACAATTTTATGTGATATATTATTAAAACTTTTTGAAATTAAAAATTCTGAAATTTATAAAAATTTTCCTGATGAACAATCCTACAATAATATTTATAAAAATGTGTTTACAAATTATTTTAATAATTGGAAAGCAAACAACATTATTATAAGAGGGCCGTGGGGAACACCTGGAAATTTATTTTTATTAAAAGAAATTATTAAAAACCCAAAACATATAATTTTGTATAGACCAGTCGAAGAATGTTTAGCTTCATTTATAAAAATTGTAAAACCTAAAAACAAAGATTTGTTTATTACACAAATGTTAAATGAGAAAGGTCCTATTGGGCATTCATTAATGTCTATAAAAAATATAATAAATAAAGAAAAAAACTGTTTAATAATTTATAACAACCATAATAAAAATACAGAAAAAGAAATAAAAAAAATATATGAATTTATAAATGTTCCTTATAAAAAATTAAAGTTAACAAAATTAAATGAATTTAAAAGTAACAATACATCATATGATGATAAAATTCTTGGTGTTAATTTACATAAAATTAAAACTAAAGAAATTAAAAAAGAAAATTATAAATTAGAAAACTATTTAAATAAAGAAATTATAAGTCAATGTCAAAAAATGAATATTCTTTAAAAAATGTTTTTTTAAAAAATGGTTATTTTTTATTTAAAAATATCATTGATAAAGAGTTTGCAAATTTTTTATATTCATATTTAATTTTAAAAAAAGAAGTTTTTTTAACTTTTAGAAAAATAAAAAGAATATCACAATTTAATTTAGATTGGGGAGCTGAAGCAGACACTATGGTTTCTTCTTATAACATTTATGGAGACACTGCTATGGATACTTTATTAAAAATTTTAAAAAATAAAATTGAAAAACAAACAACTTTTGAATTAAATGAAAGTTATAGCTATGCTAGATTGTATAAAAAAGGAGATTTTTTAAATAAACATACTGACAGAAACAGTTGTAAAATTTCAGCAACTTTAAATTTAGGTGGAAACCTTTGGCCATTTTATTTAATAGATAAAAACAATATTCAAATTGAAGCATTGTTAAAACCAGGAGATTGTTTATTATATCAAGGAACAGAAGTTGTTCATTGGAGAAATAATTTTGAAGGTGAAACATGTGGTCAAGTTTTTTTACATTACACTTTAAAAAATGAAAAAAATAAAAAACTTTATGATGGAAGATTACATCTAGGATTACCTTTTAAAGATAAAGAAAATGATTAAAGTAATTAAAAATATAGTTTCTAAAAAAGATCAGATTTATTTAAATGATATTATAAATTCAAATGAATTTCCTTGGTATTTTTATGACAATATTATTGAAGGGAGAAATAAAAATTATAAAAAATTTAAAAACATAACAGAAACATACGCCTTCGTTCATACACTTTTTTTTCTTCCAAAAGGAATAAATTCAAATTATTTTGAAAAATTTAAAATAATATTAAATGCATTAGAAAAAAAAGAAAATATTAAAATAAAAGAACTTTTAAGAATTAGGATAAGAAAAACTTTTTTTATTAAAGGACATAATTTAAATAAATTTAATCACCCGCATGTTGATTTACCAGAAGTACATAATTATAAATCTTTAATATATTATTTTGAAAATTCTGATGGAGACACTGTTTTTTTTAAAGAAAAATTTAACGAAAAAATTAAAGATATAAATAATTTAAATATTGATTTAAAAAATACTCCTAAACAGGGAATGGCTGTTTATTTTGATGGAGATATTTTTCATTCTGGAAATTCACCAGTTAATTATATCCATAGAACAGTTTTAAATTTTGATTTTAAAATATATGATAAAAATAATTAATAATTTTTTACCTTTAGATTTATTAAAAAAAATACAAAATAAAGTTTTTTCACAAAATTTTCCGTGGTATTGGAGAGATCATTTAGTAAGTAAGGGAGATCATTATTGGTTTAACCACTGTTTTTATAATAATAATCAAATAATGTCTCCTCATTATGAAGATTGGATATTACCAATTATTTTAAAATTAAAATTTAAAAAATTAATAGAAGTAAGATGTAATATGATGATTAAAAAAAACAAAACTTACTCTTCAAATTTTCATGTAGACACTTTAGAAAAAAACGCTAAAACCGCTATTTTATATTTAAATACTTGCAATGGTGGAACTGTCGTATTAAAAAATAAAAAAGAAAAAATATTTAATTCAAAAGAAAATACTATGTTAATTTTTGACTCTTCCACTCTACATAGGGGATTTAGTCAAACTGATGTAGAAAGAAGAGTAATTATAAATATAAATTATTGTTAATGAAACATACTTATTATTTTTTAAAAAATGTTTTAAGTATTAATGAAATTAAAAAAATTAATTCTTTAATTAAAAAGAAAGGAGTATTTTTTAATAAACAGGCCCCTACTATTAAAACATCTATTGCTAAAGAAATACCTTATTCAGAAATAAATAAAATAAAAAACATAAAAGAAATTATTTATTGGATTAATAGAGAATCTTTTGGTTTTAATATCTATACAAATATTGAAGATGGTTTTATACAGAACACTTATTCTTCTACAAATAAAGGACAATACAAATGGCATACAGACGGAGAGCCTTATACATGCAACTACACAATTAAATTAACAGCTTTAATTAATTTATCTGAAAAAAAATTTGAAGGTGGGGATTTTTATTTATTTGATGGAGTTCCTACTAAAATAAAAGAATTAAATGATCCTGGCTCATTAGTTGTTTTTCCTTCGTATTTTTTACATAAAGTAACGTCAGTAACATCTGGGACGAGAAAATCAGGTACTTTATTTATCACAGGGCCGTGGTGGAAATAAAATGAAAATACTTAAATCATATAATATAAATTTAAAAGCAATACCTATTAAAATTTATGAAACTGATTATTTTTTATCAGAGAAAGAAATCTTTAAAATAAAAGAATTAAAAATTGATAGACAAACTAGATTTAAACAAAAAGGAACATTAATAAGTGAATCTATGGATTTATTAGAGATTAAATTTTTAAAAAATTTAAAAATGTTTTTAGATAACATAGCAGAAGACTATGTTAAAAATACTTTAGAAATAACTAATAAAATAAAAAGAACTCAAAGTTGGGCTACTTTGAATAATAAAGAAACAGCACATCATAATCATAGACATACAAATTGTTTATTTAATTTAGTTTATTATGTTAAAATAAAAAGCGGTTTTTTAAATTTTCATATTGATAAATCGTCAATAGAAAACGTTTTTTATTTTGATTATTCAGTCAAAAATTATAATATATATAATGCAACTACTTGGAAATTGTTACCAAAGCCAGGTAATGTAATTATAATACCAGGAGACCTAATGCATGGGGTTGAAGCTAATTATAGTGATGAAGAAAGAATAAGTATTGGTGCTAATTATTTTTTAACTGGTGAAGTTGGAACAGACAGAGCAACAAAATTTAAATTATAATAATGAAGATATTAATATTTGGATTACCTGGATCTGGAAAAACTTCATTTGCAAAGAAATTAGTGACAGATAAAAAAATACCTCACTTTAATGCTGATGATATTAGAAAGCTTTTTGAAGATTGGGATTTTACAGAAACAGGTCGTAGACGACAAGCTAATCGTATGATGACTATGTGTGATCTTGCAGTTAATCATGTTGTTATAGACTTTGTTTGTCCATTTGAATCTTATAGATCTTTTTATGATTTAAAGATTTGGATGAATACAATTGATAAAGGAAGATTTGAAGATACTAATAAAGTATTTGAGAAACCTAAAAAAGTAGACTTTGAAATAAAAGATTTTAATTATGATAACATAATAAAGGAGATACATGGATTACTCTAAACCAACAGCACAAATGCTTGGACGTTGGCAGCCATTTCACGATGGACATTTAGCTTTATTTAAAGAAATATTAAAGAAGACTGGCCAAGTTTGTATTATGGTTAGAGATCAAATTACTACAAAAGATAATCCATTTGTATTTGATGAAATTAAACAACGAATCGAAGAAAAACTTAAAGATTATAAAGATCAATTTGAAGTTATAAAGGTTCCTAATATTACAAACATTTGTTATGGTAGAGGTGTTGGTTACAAGATTGAAGAGATTGTATTACCAAAAGAAATACAAGAAATATCTGCTACTAAAATTAGAAAAGAAATGGGATTATGAAACCTATTATTATAGATAATTTTCTTTCTTCAGATTTAAATGAACATTTGAATAATTATTTAAAAAATAATATTCAATTTAAATTGCAAAAAAGTAATGAAATAGATGAACAATATTTTTTAATGGGAATATTTCCATATTGTTCTTTAATGAATTTTATTTTTAATAAAATTAAAAAAGACGTTAAAATGAATTTAAAATTAGAACGTTGTTATTCTAATTTACAATTTCCTAAAATGGATGGTTCATTTCATACTGATGATGGGGACATTACATGTTTATATATGGTACATGGAGATGGTCCTTTTGAAATAAAAAATAATAATAAAATAGTATTTAAAGAAAAAAGACTTATTGTTTTTGATGCAAAAACACCACACAAAGGACATGCTCCTAAAAAAGGACATAGAATTACGTTAGCTTTTAAAACTTTTGTGAGTAAAGTTTAAACATAGTTAATTAAATGTTATAATAGGTGTAAATATGCCATTAAAAAAGATACCTTTACCTCCAGGCTTTGATAAGAACGATACAGCATCTCAAGCAGAGGGACGCTGGATTGATGGAGATAATGTACGTTTTCAATACGGATCACCTGAAAAGATAGGTGGTTGGGAACAAATTAATTCATCTATATTAGTAGGCGCAGCCAGAGACATACATTCTTGGTTTGATTTAACTGGCAGACGTTATGTGGCTATTGGAACAGATAAAGTTTTATACATTCTTTTTGATGAAGTGTTTTATGACATTACACCTTTAAGCGCAGCGTTAACTTCTTGCACATTTAATACAACCACTGGTTCTGCAACTGTTACAGTTAATAAGACAGCTCATAATTTATCAGTTGGAGACTTATTTATATTTTCATCTGTTACTCCTCCTACAGGATTTTCAGCTGGTAATTTTACTAACGCTTTTCAAGTTATAACAGTTCCAACAGCAGATACATTTACAATAACAATGCC